TTTGGTGGCGTCGGGCCACGCAGCAGGTGATCGACCGGATCGGTCTGCTGGCGCGGGTTCCAGGTGAACCACAGCTCAGACTGCGGCTTGCGAATGGTTGGCCGCAGCAGGTCCAGGCTGGTCTGGCTCAGGCTTTGGGCCTCCTCCACCCAGGCGCAGTCGTAGCCCTCCAGCGACTTGATTGAGTCGGCTGTGTGGTTTTGCATGCCCTGAAAGATGATCATGCCGTCGCCCTTCTTGGACTTGATGACGGCTTCTTGGACCTCGAAGTAAGCGCCAGCGTTCATCTGCTCGATCTTGGTCTCGAGCAGGCGCTTGACCGACTGAGCCAGCGACTTCTGGACCTCGCGCACGCAGACACTGCGCCGCTTCTGGTCCATGATGTGGGCCTCGATCATCAGCTCGGCAAACATGTGGGACTTGCCGGAGCCTCGGCCACCCCATGCGCCCTTGTAGCGACTGGCCTCCATCAAAGGCAGCGCCCATTCTGGGGTCTGGAGCTGCAGGACGGTCATGCCTTGACGACCACGCGCTTGATCTCCCTGAACTCCAGAGGCGCACCGTCAGCCCCTGTGACTTCGTGCTTCTGGGTCTCAGCCCACCGCATCTGGGTCTTTGACCACCAGATCATGGCAGCGGTGTCGCCGCCCATTGCCTTCTGGAACAGCGTCCGACCGACGCCAGAGTTGGCCTTGGCCTTGCCTGCCACCAGCTCGGTGGCAAAGTGCTTGCGCAGCGTGTCGGTGTCGATGCCGCCGCGCACCAGGACTGCGATCTGCTCGATTGGCAGTCCGTAGCCTGACATTGCCTCGACCTGTTTACGCTCTGCGTCGGTCGGCTCGAAGGCTGGTCTGCCAGCACCTTCCCGAGCGCCGCCATTCGGTCCAGCCTTTTTTACGACCGATTTTTCAGTTTTTGGCTTCTTTGTTGCCATCTTTAACCTCCGCGAAAGGTTGTCCAGTTTCTGCGTGAACTGCGATTTTGCCTGTGAATTGCTGCCAGCGCTTGATGATGACATCGCAATAATCTGGTGACATCTCCATGCCAAAACATTTGCGATTCGTTTTCTCGCATGCCATCAATGTGCTGCCAGAACCTAAAAATAGATCAAGGACTGATGCGTTTTTGTCTGTGTAATTTGAGATTCCCCATTCACACAATGCAACTGGCTTCTGTGTTGGATGGACTCGTTTGTCGCGCTCGCCTTCCCTGATCATGCCATTCCAAAGCTGTTTGTGAACTCTGGCCGGACTGGTCATATTTGTCCATGCCAGCTCGCAATCTGCAAATGTGTTGACGATGCCTGAGTCGCCTCGCTTATCCCAAACAAGCCAGCATGATGATGGTGGCAATTTGTCTGAAAAGTAATTACCACCCCAAAGAACGATCTTTTTTGCACCAATGGCCACACATGCGTTGTATGCCTCAATTGCTGTATCGGTTGTCTCATCGCCAATGATTGGTTTGTAATTGCCTTTTTTTGCGACACCAAAGTCGGCGCCAACCATGCCATCTTTGACAACAGCCACACCATAAGGTGGGTCAGTAAATACAAAATCTGGGGCTTGGCCTTCGGTTAATTTTTGTATTGCATCGATGCTGGTCGAGTCACCACACATGAGCCTGTGCTTACCGAGCACCCAAACATCGCCAAGCACCGTGACTGGCTGCTCAGGCACCTCCGGCACGGCATCCTCATCGGTCAGGCCAGGCTCAATCTGCTCAGGCATCAGCGCCGCAATCTCCTCATCTGTGAACCCCACCAAGTCCAGATCGAACCCAAGATCACCAAGCTCACCCAGCTCCAGCGCCAGCAGCTCGTTGTCCCAGCCTGCGTTTAGCGCCAGCTTGTTGTCAGCGATGACGTAGGCGCGCTTCTGAGCATCGGTCCAGCCAGCAGCCACCATGACCGGCAATGATGCCATGCCGAGTTTGCGAGCCGCCATCACGCGACCATGACCGGCAATGATGCTGCCGGACTCGTCCACCAGGACTGCGGTGGTGAAGCCCCACTCGCGGATGCTGGCCGCGATCTGGGCCACCTGCTCCTCGCTGTGGGTGCGCGAGTTCTTGGCATATGGCACCAGCTTCTCGATGGGCCACTGCTCTACCTTATCGGCTGGATTTACTTTGTGTGATTTCGTGGTCATACCCGATTGTCCTCCAGAATTTGTTTTCTCGCCATCCTCATGGCGTCCTTGAGATCAAGCCTGAGCTGCTCGTTTGCGGCCTGCTCGGCCTGCAGCTTGGCATAGACCTCGGCTGCGAACTTTGCCAAGGTGTCGTGTTGCCAGGTTGCGAAGTTTGGTTGGTCGGCTGGTTCGGTCATGTTCTAGCGCTCATGTTTGGGGTTACAAGATCATGCCATTTGCGATGGCACGCGCGGCAAAGATACCCAACGGGCCATTGGTCTGCTTCCTCGCCGAATAAATACTGCGGTGCCCAGTGATGTAATTCAGCTTCATTAGCATCACACACTTCGCATTTAATCTGGATTTGTTTTTTCTCGATATATTCCGCTGTTTTAGTTTTCACATATTGCAGCGGTCCATTTTCTCGCGCATATTCTTGCGCGATTCTTTTCTTCACATATTTTGCGAATACCTCACCGCACGCTGCACAGTAAATCGGATACACGGTCGCACCTGATGCGATGTTGGTGATGCCGATCTTGAGCTGATCTGATCCGCAGGTCTTGCAGTTATCCACAGGTTGCCTCCTTCTGGGTCAATTTTCGCCACATCGTGGCTGGGACAATGGGACACACCCTAAAGGTGTGTGTCCTGTCCTGTCCCAGGCTGCCGACGCCTTGTCCTCGGGACACTTGTCCCACTTTGTCCTGTCTTGTCCCATTTGTCCCAACCTACTTTTCTGCCCTGCGAACCATCAAAGTCGCTGCAGTTGCGTTGTCCGAGACCATCCATCCATGCTCATGCGCCACAATAATCTGAGCATTCAGCAGGTTATAAATCAGCCTGCCTTTTTTACTTTCCTGAGCGTATGTTTTTGCAGTCGATTCTGTCAGTCCTTCATTCGTCGTGAGATATTGAAGCAGCGCACTGCGAGACAGATAAGGCATTTTGTCGCGGTCTTCTGCGCCAGCAGCCCACCACGCATTTGTGAATTTCCGAATATCTTTTTGAATCTCAGATTCTTTTTTAGGTTTTTGCTCAGGCGCATTTTCTTCAATCACAAATACTGCGCCTTTAATTTCCTCTCCGTCCTCGTCGATCCAGCCCAGCGGCACGGTCTGGAGCTTTCCAAATAATGGTTTCGGAGGCTCTGCATCCTTCATCTTGGTGCAGGCAATCTCGATGCTGTCATCGTTCTTGGCCACCAGGATCATTGCATCCATCGATGCCTTCCAAGCACTTGATCCGCGCGCGCGCTGCTTTGCCTCGGCTGCATGCCCTGTGTGGTGATTGAGACACACACCAGCGCTGAGCGCTCTAGCCGCAATGTTGCAGGCGTTGAGCATGTTTCTGGTGTCCTTGGCATCGTTTTCATTGCCGGACATGTGATTGTTGACCGTGTCGATGAAGACGGCCACTGCATCGTCCTGGGTGATCTCTCGAACTGCGTTGATGATCTGGGCCGCAGCGGCTGGGCTGTCAATGTCGATGGCCTTGTTCGAGATCAACAGGTTGTCCAAATTCTGGACGCCGTGTGTCTTGCACCAGGCGGTCACCCGCTGCCGCAGGCCATAGTTGCCCTCTCCGGCCATGTAGACCACCAGACCAAGCTTGGTTTTGTGTTCGTGCCACTGTAGGCCAGCAGCAATGTGGCAGGCCATGTCCAGCGTGATGAAGGTCTTGCCAGAGCCGGACTCACCGTAGACCATTGTGACGCCGCTGTCTGGAATCCAGCCCTTGATGATCCACCGCAGCGGAGCTGGCTGCCCGAGGTAGGACGTTGCCCTGGTGAAGTAGTATTCCTGCACCTCAGCCCTAGTGGCCGCCAGGATTGCCTCTGCTGCATCGCTGCCAATGCTGGTGGATGCTGCCACATCTGACTCCGGCTCGTACCGGCAGACCGACTTGACGATCTGGGACAGCTCAGATGACGGCAAAGGTATCTCACAGCGGGTCTCGTTGGCAATCGACAGCGCCGCCATGATCTCGGCCTCTGTCATGCCGTAGCGCCTCATTGCGCCGCCCAGGGCTGTCAGACCGTTGTTTCGGCTGCCTTGAATCAGACCACCGCCTGTGCTGGCCACCTGGCGGTTATCCGGTTTGCGCATGGCCCTGTAGGACTGCATCCAGGTGTCTGGAATGCTGAACGGTGCGATGCCATCAAACGGGTCGGACGACGCCTCCCACTGGTAGCTGCGCCCTTCAATGCTGGATGGGAAGGCCACGAAGTACCGGCCATCGGCCAGCAGGTCAACGCCCTCGGACAGCTTGCACGACCTGATCTCTGGGTGGTAAACGCCGATGTGATGTTCACCGCCGCCTGCGGTCATCTGCATGGCACCGTCTGGCGTCTTGCCATTGGTTTGCAGCCACATTGCCCAAGATGCATCGCCGCCGTTTCTGGGGTCCACATCAAAGACCACGATGCCGGATCGCTCTCCGGCTGCGATGCCGATGTTGAAGTCTGGGTTCTGTGCCCACCACCTGGCAATCTGCTCAGGGTCTGTGGTGGCGTCCTTCACCCCATGCTGAGTGGCAGGCACCTTGCCATTGGGCACGACAGGCAGGACATGCCAGCCCCAAGATGCGTATGTAAGGGCTGCTTCAGCTTTGCTGGTCATTACGGTCTGCCTTGAGTTCTCCTTCTGTCTTGACCTCCAACTCGTACTGTCGCCCCATCGGCGGGGTCTCGCCCCATGTGTAAATCACCTGGGGCCAGATGCCCAGTGCGTCGGCCAGCTTCTTCGTGCTGCCGTAGTGGTCGATTGCCTCTTGCGTTTTCATCATCCAGCCTTTCCAAATAAATTTTCGCGGGGTGTTGACATCTTAACCGGAAAATATGGTAAAGTGCAACCACTGCGCAACCGGATGGTCCGAAAGCGCAGCAACCAAAAGGAGAGCCTGATGGCAATCAACGTGAAGACCACCGGCAGCATGGCTGCCAACGGTGTCAAAGTCCTGGTCTATGGCCAGGCCGGTGCTGGCAAGACCAGCCTGATCAAAACCCTCCCCAGCCCCATTGTGCTGTCGGCTGAAGGCGGCCTGCTGTCCATCCAGGACGCAGACTTGCCATTCATTGAGATCACCTCGATGACCGAGCTGCAGGAGGCTTACACCTGGCTGACCAGCAGCGACGAGGCCAAGTCCTACAAATCGGTGGCACTGGACAGCATCAGCGAGATCGCTGAGGTGTGCCTGAACACCGAGAAGAAGGCCACCAAAGACCCACGCCAGGCTTACGGTGCGATGCAGGAGCAGATGGCCGACATCATTCGCGCCTTCCGCGACCTGCCTGGCCGCCACGTCTACATGAGCGCCAAGCTGGAGAAAACGCAGGACGAGATGGGCCGGGTGCTGTACGCGCCCAGCATGCCTGGCAACAAGACCGGCCAGGCGCTGCCCTACTTCTTCGACGAGGTGCTGGCCCTGCGTGTTGAGAAGGACAGCGACGGAGCCACCCAGCGTGCGCTGATGTGCGACTCGGATGGCCTGTGGCTGGCCAAGGACCGCAGCGGCAAGTTGGATGCCTGGGAGGCACCGGACCTGAGCGCAGTGTTTGCCAAGATTGGGGGCAAGGCATGAACTATACAAAAACAGGCGGGTCAGCGTTTCCGCAAGGCAACGACCGCGTTGTAGCGGCTGTATCCATTAAACAAAGTCAAGGCATGACCCTGCGCGACTACTTTGCGGCGAAGGCGATGCAGGGACTGATGGACGCAGCAATGCCGATGCCGGAGATTGCTCAGGCTGCATACCAAATGGCCGACGACATGCTGAAAGCGAGGACCGCATGAAGACGATGGAGCAAATGGCAGCCGAATGGCTGGAGGCCAAAGAGGCCGAGCGTGTGGCAGTCGAAAAGCGCCGCGATCTGGAGGATGCGATGCGCAAGACCGCCAGCATCCGTGACGACACCGAAGGCACTGAGACCCTGGCGCTCGAAGGCTTTCGGGTCAAGGTCGTGGGCCGCATCGACCGCAAGGTGGACGCAGACAAGGTGCAGGAGCTGGCCGCAGAGGCTGGCCTGACAGATCACCTCTCGACACTGTTCCGGTGGAAGCCGGAGATCAACATGGCCATCTGGAAGGCCTCCGACGAACGCATCACTCGCCCACTGGCTGGCGCAATAACGGCCAAGCCTGGCCGCCCTTCTTTCACCATTGACATCATCAAGGAGTAACCATCATGGCTTTTCTCGGACAAACTTTCGACGCAAACGAACTGCCGCAAGGCACTGGCGGCAACTTCGAGCCGCTGCCGGAAGGCAACTACAACGCCAGCATCACACAGGCTGAGCTGAAGAACACCAACGACGGTGGCGGCCAGTACATCAAGCTGCGCCTGGACATCACCGGTCCAACGCACCAAGGTCGGGTGATCTTCTCGAACCTGAACATCAAGAACGCCAGTGCCAAGGCCGAGGAGATTGGCCGCCAGCAGCTTGGCGACATCATGCGTGCGGTCGGGCTGGCCAAGGTGACCGACACCGACCAGCTCATCGGTGGCAATGTCAATATCAAGCTGACCATTCGCGCAGCACGCACTGACGAGAAGACCGGCAAGACCTACGAGGCCAGCAACGAGGTCAAGGGTTACCGCGCAATCAACGGTGCCGCAGCACCAGCAGCGTTCAAGGCTGCAGCACCAGCAGCAGCTCCGGCAGCAGCGTCTGCACCGGCCAAGGCATCGCCGCCCTGGGTGAAATCCAAGTAAGCAAGAAAAAGCCCCAGGAACCGTGAGGAACCTGGGGCAATGGGCAACTACCAAAAGGAGACGGGCATGAAGATACCCGAGTCAGAGCATACCATCCAGGCGCTAATTGACAAAGCGCACGAAGCAAAGGCTGAGCAGCCAAGGGGCCACATGGGCTGCAGCCAGCTTGGCCACGCTTGCGACCGCTGGCTGTGGCTGTCGTTTCGCTGGGCTGTGCAGCCCAAGTTCCCAGGCCGAGTCCTGCGCCTGTTCAGGCGTGGCCAGCTCGAGGAGGCCAACATTATCAGCGACCTGCGAGCCATTGGCATGGACATTCGCAGCACGTCCGGCAAGCAGACCAGGGTAGACCTTGGCTGCCATGTGTCCGGCAGCCTGGACGCCATCATCGAGTCTGGAGTGCCAGAAGCGCCAAAGAAGCGCCATGTGGCCGAGTTCAAGACGCACAGCAAGAAGTCATTCGACGACCTGCTCAAAGCTGGCGCAGTGGCCAGTGCCAAGCCTGAGCATTTTGTCCAGATGCAGCTCTACATGCACGGCACCGAGATTGATCGGGCCTTGTACGTGGCGGTTTGCAAGGACGACGACCGCATCTACACCGAGAGAGTGCGCTACGAGAAAGATGTGGCTGAGAGGTACATCAGGCGTGGTTATTACCTGGCGCTTGAAGACCGCATGCCGCCACCAATCAGCACAGATCCGAGTTGGTATCAGTGCAAGTTCTGTGATGCACATGATTTCTGCCACCAGAGCAAGACCACTGAGCATGTGAACTGCCGCACTTGCGCCCACAGCACGGCCAAGTCGGACAGCACCTGGCATTGCGCCAAGTGGGATGACACGATACCGCTGGAGGCCCAGCGCACCGGATGCGAGAGCCATGTCCTGCATCCCGACTTGGTGCCTTGGCAGCGCAAGGACGGGCCGGACGAGTGGACGGCTGTGTATGAGATCAATGGCGTGAATCTGGCCAATGGCGATCCTGAGCAAGAGGGTGTCTACGGCTCCAAAGAGTTGCTGGCCAATGCCGCTGCCTGCGCCAGCGGTGATTCGTTCATCGCCGAGATGCGCAAGGATTTTGGCGGGAGGATTGTCGGATGATCGACTTCATTTCATCAAACCCCAACGCGCACCCACAGACAGTGGCTTGCGCTCGCCTGCTGGCCGCGATTACTGCTCAGGCCATTGAGGATGCATCGAGCAAGCAGGCCACCGGCGCGGAGAACTTCGCAGCCGTCGACTGGCTGTTCAGCAAGACCTCCTCCTTTGAAGACTACGCTCGCCTGATCGGCGCGGACGCAGAACAAATTCGCACCGCCTTGCTGGAGCCTCCTCCAGACATCGAGCCAAAGAGCAGCAAGTTCGATGCAAGCAATCGCCGCTACTTGAGAGCCTCCTACATGAAGTGGCTGACAAGACGAGCAGCGGAGGAAGCAGCGCTGAAGAAGGCAATGGAGAAGAACACATGAGCGACATCCATTCATGCAGCTACCACTGCAACCGGACGGAGTGCATCAAAGCGCAGCGAGACGAACTGCGCGAGAGGCTGGCACAGTCAGAGCAGGAGCCGGTAGCGTGGCTAGATGGCCCACATTTGGTAGTTCGTTTGGATATGCGTAACCGCTTGAACTACCAAGGGCCGTGGGTTGATTTGGGAAGGGCAATTCCAGACAAATGGACTCCATTCCTCTACACCGCCCCACCACAGCGCACATGGGTAGGGCTTGACCACCAAGACAAAAAGAAGTTTAGTTCTTGGTTAGACCACAAAACAGATGATGAAGTTTTCACAGCCATTGATGATTTACTTAGAGAGATGAACACATGAAAGATGACATCATCCGCATGGCGCGGGAGGCTGG